AGTTAAGAGCGCGGGTGGTATTAAGTATTTTGAATCTCTGGATGCCTCACCCAAGAATCTTACTTTTACAAAGGTATGGGGTCAGATTCATAGCACCACAGTAGTAACAAGAAAAGAAGAGGAATCCGCATTTGGAGAGCCGGTTGTAAAGGAATACACAAAGACTACAAAGGAATGGGTTGTCACCGGAACTTCTAAAGCTGAAGCTGCTTATCCGATTGGGGATGGCGAAGCTGGTATTACTGAAGATGAAATTAAGCAGGCACTTGCAAACAGGGAAGTTTATCTTGCAGATGTTAAGAAGAGAGCAGAAGAGTATGCTGCAAGTAAAAAAGTCAAGGATGACGAACTGCCTTTCGGAAATACTTCAGCTCCTGCGGCAACTGGTGGTTTTAACTTCTGATAAAGAAATACTTGGGGAGTGAAGTTTACTCCCCAATATTTTTTATCTAAAATTTATAACCCATTCTTTTAGTTGTTTGAGAGCAAAGTGACTGGGCGGAAGGCGGTCGTGCCCAGTGATTCTAAAAAGTGTTTTGGTTTTTTTGTTTTGGAATTTTAGAAATAAGGAGAAAAGATAAAAAATGGCTAGTATAGATATTTTAAGTGTAGTGCCTCATCAAGTTAGTCGTGATATGCGCGGATATTCAGTTTTTATGTATGGTGGATGGAAAACAGGTAAAACAACAACCGCAGTAAAATTCCCTAAACATTTCCTTCTCGCATTTGAAAAAGGTTACTCTGCTATTCCAGGTGCTATGGCATTACCTATTAACTCATGGTCAGAGTTCAGACAGGTTCTCCGCCAACTTAAAGAACCCGCAGCAAAAGAAAAATTTGAAACTATCATAATAGATACAGCGGATATTGCCTATGACTATTGTGTAAAATATATTTGTGATAATGCTCCTAGGACTAAGGAGCAGGGTGGAGGCACTGGAGTAGATTCTCTTGCAGACATTCCTTTTGGTAAGGGTTATGGAATGGTTGAAAAAGAATTTGATGAATGCCTCCGTAAAATAGTTCAGTTAGGATATGGCTTAGTAGTTATATCTCATGAAACTGATAAGACTTTCAAGAATGAAGGTGGAACTGAATTTAATAAGATAGTTCCTACTCTTGATAAGAGAGCAAATAATGTTCTTGCAAGAATGTGTGATATTATTGGTTACACTCGTTCTATTCCAGACGAGACTGGAAAAGAACGCGTAGTAATGTTTATGAGAGGAACTTCAAGATATGAAGCTGGTTCTCGTTTTAAATATACACCAGATTACATTGAGTTAAGCTATGATAATCTTGTTAAAGCTATTGGAGATGCAATAGACAAACAGATGGAAGAGGAAGGAGAAGAACTCTTTACTGACAAAAGAGAGAATCTTCATTTAGATACCACTTCACAGCTTGATTTTGATGAATTAAGAAAGGAATTTAGTAATATAATTGCTAACATTCCTGGTTCAACAGATGCACAGCTTGAAACAGAAGAAGGAAAGAAATTCAAAGAATACTGGCAACCACGTATCACTGAAGTAATTGAAAACCATTTAGGTAAAGGTCAGAAGATAAAGGATATTCAGAGAAGTCAGGTTGAAGCATTAAGTCTTATAGTTGACGAATTAAAAGATATGATTAAAGGTTAATAGAGGGCGGGAGGTAGATTAATATCTCCCGCTTGATTTTTATAAAAAAATATGTTATAATATATTTATAAAAATAAAAAGAGGTATATTATTATGGGAGATAGATGGACATATTATGATGAAGATTATGGTTGTTTTTTCTTGAAACAAGAATATCAACCTGAAGATATAAACAGATTAATAAATAGAATTGGTACACTTGAAGATGCATTAAAACATGTAACTATTAAAATTTGGAAAATAGAAAATGAATTAAAAGAAATAAAATCAAAGGTGGGAGCATTATAAAATGGAACTTACAAAAAAACAAGAGGAAGGATTAAAAATCGCATTAGACAGGTATAAAAATCATGAAAAATATGTTACAATATCTGGGTATGCGGGCACTGGAAAGAGTACTCTTGTGCGTTTTATAATAGAAGCTATGGATATAGCGGAAGATCGCATAGCATATGCCACTTTTACAGGAAAGGCTGCGGAGGTTCTCCGCAAGAAAGGCAATCCTAATACCATGACATTACATCGCCTCTTGTATGAAAGCATCCCGCGAAAAGATGGTGGATTTTTTCGTAAACCTAAAATGCACCTAGATTATGATGTCATCGTAGTAGATGAGTGTTCTATGGTACCTAAGTCCATGATCGACATGCTTATGTCTCATAAAGTTTTTATTATTTTCCTTGGCGATCCTGGACAGTTACCTATGATAGATAAAAACGAATCTCATGACCTCTTAGATCACCCGCACGTATTTCTTGACCAGGTTATGAGACAAGCAGCCGAATCTGAAATAATACAGCTTACTATGAAAATAAGAAATGGGGAAGAAATCCCTTATATGGATGGAAAAGAAGTTAAAGTAATTCCACGTGCAGAATTAGTTACTGGACATCTTACTTGGGCGGATATTATATTAACAGCTACTAATGCTACTAGGCATAGTATTAATACTCAAGTTAGAGAGTTAAAAGGTTTTAGTGGAAAAATTTGTGAAGGAGAATCTGTCATTTTTAAAAGAAATTATTGGGAAGACTGTAATGAAGATGGAGATGCTTTAGTAAATGGCACTATTGGTATTATAAAAAATCCTTTTGAAAGTTTTGTACGTATACCTTATTATATAAAAAATAATAGACATGATTTACCTAATATTATTTGTGATTTTATTCCTGAGTATGGTAAATCTTTTAATGGAGTTAGTATAGACCAAGATTTTCTTTTAAAAGAAGAGCCTTGTGTCGATTGGAGAGTAGCTTATCAGTTAGGTAAATTAAAAATGCGAATCGGAGATATTCTACCTAGACAAGCTACTTACGGATACGCCATTACGACACACGCCGCTCAAGGTAGTGAGTGGGATAAGGTCTTGGTTCTTGAAGAGCAATTCCCGTTCAGTAAAGAAGAGCACCAGCATTGGGTATATACAGCTTGCACTCGTGCGGCAGAAAAGCTAGTTCTTGTGAGATAAAGAGGTTAATTATGAAGAAAAATCCTAATTATGAACTTCATAATATTAAAAATAAAAATAATAAAGATAACTATTTAAATAGCGAGTCTATTAAACAAATGTTTAAGACTGCTAATAAATATAAAAGTTATTCTGAATGGAAAAAGATGTATCATATTATGTTTGAAGAGGAGGGTAAAACTGTATGAAGATTTATACTTCATACTTCTATCAAATCAGAAACTTTAAAAAGAATATGGTGCCAGTCTCAACAGCCATCTCAGATCCCGCATGGTACCGCCCTCCGCAAGGACAAGAATACTATATAGACAAGAGAGGAATAGTATGCGGGCTTCGGTATGAACCGCTCATAGTCCAACGATATGGAACTTGCGGATGTCCTGGACCAGAACAATGTTGGTATGCGACTAGTCAAGTTCCTTGTCCAACCGCCGCAGAATATAAACAATTACTTTATTCTCTTGTTGATAAAGAAAAAACTTTAAAAGCATTTGAATATTGTTTAAATAAATTTAAAAAAGAATTGAATTTAAAAGAAGAACCTATTATATGTCTTATGGTTTATGAAACACCAAAAAATCTTTGTAGTGAGAGATATGCGTTACAAGAATTTTTTAATTGTGAAGAATTAAAATATCCTATCACTTGACTTTTAATAAAAAATATGTTATAATATATATAGAATATATTAAAAGGAGTTGTAGTATGGCTCATTTAGTAATATGTAGTGTATGTGGTTGCAAGTTCGACCGTGATAAGATACAAGCTGTAAAGTCTGGAGCTAGACGATATGCTCATTATGATTGTTTCCCTTCTGGTGAATTAGTACCATTGCCAGAAAGTTCTAAAGAAAATCCAGATTTGATTAAATTAAAAGAATATATAAATCAAAAATATGGAAAAACAGCAAACTGGGCTTTAATAAATAAACAAATAAAAATTTTTACAACAGAAAATGGTTATAGTTTATCTGGAATATTAAAAAGTCTAGTTTACTTTTATGACATAAAACATAATTCAGTAGAACAATCCAATGGCGGTATTGGGATTGTTCCTTTTTGTTATCAAACAGCTTATGATTATTATTATAGTTTATTTATAGTGCAAAATCAGAATGAAGGAAAAGATATAAAAGAGGTAACTTCAAGGGTAAGAGAGATTACCATCCCGCTTCCTAAAATAGAAAAAAAGAAGCGATTATTTAAATTTTTAGAGGAGACAGACGAATGACATCAAAATATATAGATATATCCGCATTAATGAATGTAATAGGAAATGTTTACAACAATCCTAAATTATTTGAGGCGGAAGATAAATATTTCTTCTCTGAAGAGGACTTTGTAGACGATTTTCATAAAATAGTATTTGGAGCTATTCTTAATCTCCATGAATTAGGTGCAACAGAAGTCACACTTAATACCATAGCAGATTATTTATCAGCTCGTCCTAAGAAAAAAGCTATCTTTGATACAAATAAAGGAAATGAATATATATTGAAATGTGCGGAGAATGCGAATATAAGTACATTTAATTATTATTATGATAGAATGAAAAAGATGACACTGTTCAGAATGTATGCTGAATGTGCGGGAATGGATTTATCTTGGTTATATGATCCAGATAACATCTTTGATAGTAAAAAGAAACAAGAGCAGGAAGAATGGTTAGATACTCACTCTCTTGTTGAAATAGCAAATGTAATAGATGATAAGATTATCTCTATTAAAGCACGATGCATTGATAATGTAACAGAGTGCGGGACTCATGTCAGTGAAGGAATAGACTCACTCATTGATTCATTAAAGGAGACCCCGGAGATTGGTTATCCGCTTTATGGTAAATTTGTTAATACTGTTGTGCGAGGAGCTAGATTAAAAAAGTTTTACCTCAGGTCTGCACCGACTGGTGTAGGTAAAAGTAGAGCGATCGCCGCAGATGTATGTTACATAGGCTGTTATCAAATGTATGATATAGAACAGAATAAATGGATTAGTACCGGAAAAGCTGAACCTGTTATGTATATAACAACAGAGCAGGATAGAGAAGAAATTCAAACAATGATGGTTGCTTTTCTTTCTGGAGTTGATGAAGAACATATCTTAATGGGACAGTATTTTGCTGGAGAATGGGAGAGAGTTGAAAAAGCAAAACAATTAATTAAGCAGAGTAAGATACAGCATATTCAGCTTCCTGATTTCTCATTAAAAGATATTGAAAATACAATTATTAGAGGAATAAGAGAGCATGGAGCAAAATATATATTTCTTGATTACATACATACAAGTATGAAGATACTTGAAGAAGTGACTAAGCGAAGCGGGGGTGTCCGTCTTCGTGAAGATAATATACTTTTCATGATAGCTATTAGATTAAAAGATTTAGCTAATCAGTATGGAGTGTTTATCTTGAGTAGTACTCAGCTTAATGCAGACTATATAGAATCTGAAACTCCTGATCAGAACCTACTTCGTGGAGCTAAGTCAATAGCAGATAAAATTGATGTTGGTGAAATAATGTTGGAACTCACAAATAAAGATAGAGAAGCATTACAGAAAATAATATCTAAAGGTGGATTTGAAATGCCTGATATTAAAATATCTGTATATAAGAATAGACGCGGAAGATGGAAGGGCGTATATCTTTGGTGTCGTTCAGATAGGGGTATTTGTAGAATAAATCCTATGTTTGTAACTAAATGGAATTATGAACTTGTAGAAATGGAAGATTTACGCATCAAAATTGCTGATGAAAGCGAGTTCTAAATCGTTTAATTAAAAATGTCTTTACTACAGTTAATTAGGAGATAGCTATGACTTATGATTATAACAAAGATGAAATAAAAAATAATCTTGACGAAAATCAAATTGTAGAACTCTTAGCCGAGTTTGGAGGAGAACCAGAAATTAGAGGTAGTATAATTGTATCTAAAACAATTTGCCATTGTGGGCAATCTCATAAATTATATTATTACTCTAACTCTTGTTTGTTTCATTGTTTTACAGATTGTTCTGAGTCATTTGACATCTTTGAATTAACTCGTAAAGTTATGAGTCGTGAGCATCCAAAGCCCAGGGAGGATTCTAATTGGAATCTCCCTGAAGCTATTGATTATATAGCTAGAAAATTTGGTTTTGCTCCTAATATAAAAACCGATGAAAATGAAATATCTATAGGCAAAGATTTGGCGGTTATTCAAAATTATGATAGAATAAAAGATATAGATATAAAAACTCAACAAGTCGAATTAAAAGAATATGATGATACATTTTTAAAACATCTTCCGCATAATGTACGAATACAGCCTTGGATAGATGAGGGAATAACGCAAGAAGTAATGGATAATGCAGAAATTTGTTATGATCCTAAAAATTGTGGTATTGTTATTCCACATAGAGATATAAATAATAGATTAATAGGAATAAGAGAAAGAACACTTATACAAGAAAATGCAGAATTATATGGAAAATATCTTCCCGCACGAATTGGCGGTATAATGTTCAACCATCCTTTATCATTTTCAGTTTACAACTTAAATCATTCTAAAAAAAATATACAAAAAATTAAAAAAGCAATTATATTTGAATCAGAAAAAAGTTGTTTAAAATACAGGAGTTTTTTTGGAGAAGAAAATGATATTAGTTGTGCAGTATGTGGAAGTAATCTTATTAAATTTCAATTTTGGTTGATATTATCTTGTGGAGCAGAAGAAATTATAATTGGATTTGATCGTCAATATAAAGAAATTGGAGATGAAGAGTATCATAGATGGGTTAAAAAATTAAAAGATATTGCTAAAAAATATTCTTTATATTGTAATGTTACTTTTTTATTTGATACTAAAGATTTATTGGATTATAAAGATGCCCCCATAGACAAAGGGGCTGAAATCTTTTTACAATTATTTAAAGAAAGACTTGACAAAGATGGTAAAAAATAATTATGTGCGGTGGCGGAATAGGTAGACGTGAAGTGTGGACGGTCTGCAAGGCAACCCCTTATTCCAACCAGAATTAAACAAGCAGACTATGCAAGGTGCAAATCCTTGCCCGCACAATTAAAAAATATTAAAGGAGATATTACAATGAAATACAAGTTAATTAATCCCCCTAATCCTTATTATTCCGCGAAACAACAAGTTCTTATAAATCGCGGAATTGCTGAACAAGATTTAGTTCATTATATGAATTTAACTGATGCAGATATAAATGATCCTTTTAGTTTTAGTAAGCAAACAGTTACAGAAGCTTGTGAATTATTAATGCATAATGTGGCTTTCAAAAATAAAATATGTATAATTGTAGATAGCGATTGCGATGGTTTTACTAGTTCTGCTATTCTTATAAATTATCTTTATGATTTAAGTCCAGATTACACACGAGAAAATGTATTTTGGTTCTTCCATGAAGGCAAACAGCACGGACTCGAAGATGCTATGGATTGGATATATATGATGGATCCAGATTTGGTAATTATTCCAGATGCGGGAAGTAATGATTTAGAAGAAATACAATTACTTTCTGAAGATGGAATTGGTGTAATTATTCTTGATCACCATGATTTAGAGGGTGAGAGACCTAATGCTCTACTTATTAACTCACAACTCCAGCCCTATCAAAATAAAGAATTATCTGGTGCGGGAGTCGTTTATCAATTTTGTAGAGCTATGGATATTATGTATGATAGCGCCTATGCAGATAGTTATTTGGATTTATGTGCGTTAGGCTTGATTGGTGATATGATGAGCCTCCGCTCATTTGAAACCCGTAGACTCATTACATTAGGATTAATACCAGATAATATTAAAAATCCTTTTATATATGAGATGTGGCAAAAAAATAAATTTAAACTTACAGATACTCCAACAGCTTGGGGATTTACATTCTATATTGTCCCTTTTGTTAATGCTATAAATAGAAGCGGAACAGTAGAAGAAAAAGCATTAATCTTTAACTCAATGCTTAAATTTAAAGCATTTGAAGAAATACCTTCAAACAAAAGAGGACATAAATTAGGAGAGACAGAAAAATTAGTTGAACAAGCGGTAAGAACTTGTACTAATGTAAAAAATCGTCAAACAAGAGATGAAGAGAAAGGGCTTGAATTAGTAGAACATCTTATTAAAGACAATAATATGATGGATCATAAAGTACTTCTTTTCTTACTTGAGCCTGGTCAAATAAAAGCGGAAATCCGCGGTTTAATAGCCAATAAACTCATGGCTAAATATCAACGTCCTTGCTGTATGTTAACCAAAAGAGTAGTCCAATCAGATGGAGGAGATATTCAAGATGTTAGTGGAAAAATAATTCATATTGCTCCTGTCAATTTTATTACTTATGAAGGTTCCGCGCGAGGCTGTGATAAAGTTGATGTAACAGATTTTAAAGGAATATGTGCGGAAACCGGCCTCTGCGAATATACAGTCGGACACCCAGGAGCGTTTGGGCTAGGTCTCCGCGAAGAAAATTTACCTTCTTTTGTTAATAGAACAGATAAAGCATTAGAAGATATGGCTTCAGAACCTACATATTATGTTGACTATATTTGGTATCCAAATGATGTAGATAGTCAATCAATTTTAGATATAGCTGATTTAGCTCCCTATTGGGGGAAAGATATAGATGAAAGTTTAATAGCTATTAAAGGAATAAAGATAACTAAAGATATGCTTACAATGATGGCATCCAACACTGTTAAAATAACTCTTCCTAATGGTATTGCGATGATAAAATTTAAAATGCCAGATGAAGAATATAATAAACTTTATTCTGAAGATGGTTTCGTTGAGATAGACGCGGTATGCCGTGCAAATAAGAATGAATGGGGAGGTAGAATAAGTCCACAATTATTAATTGAATCATATGAAATAGTAGGAGGTTGCGCTTATGTCTTTTGAAATAAATAAATTATATAATATAGATTGTATGGAATTTATGAAAACTCTTCCAAATAATTCTGTAGATGTAATTATTACAGATATTCCTTATGGAGAGGTAACAAGAGAGTCAAATGGTTTAACAAATTTTGATAGAGAAACCGCAGATATAGTTACTTTTGATACTCTTGCTTTTGTTAAGGAATGTTATAGAATTGCTAAATCAAGTATAACAATATTTTGCGGGAAGGAGCAATTTTCTGAAATACATAGTTTCTTTAATGAAGAACAAAAGAAAAAGAAAGGAACTGTGCGGCAGCTGGTATGGGAGAAAACTAATCCCACGCCCTTTAATGGTCAGTATGTGTACCTTTCAGGTATTGAAAATGCGGTTTGGTTTAGAAAGAGTAAGGGTACATTTAATGCTAGATGTAAAAATACCGTCTTCCGCTATCCTATATGGGGCGGAAAGAACAGGATTCATCCTACTGAAAAGCATCATAATTTAATAAAAGAAATTATGCTTGATAATAGTAATGAAGGAGATTTGATATTCGATCCTTGTGCGGGAAGTGGGTCAACTCTTCTCGTAGCCAAGGAGAATGGAAGAAATTATCTTGGCTGTGAACTTAATAAAGAATATTATGAAAAGGCTT